AGAAATTACCAGACCCGTTTGCGGTGGACAAACCAATCACACGCCCGCCGACATCGGCAATAGGTTCAATAGAAGCCCACGCCTCCTCAGGGTTAGGAAGGAAAGCCCACTCATCCACAATAACCAAATAAACCGACTCACCACGAGCAGGGTCAGAACCACTAGGTAAAGATTCAATAGCAGACTCATTATCAAACATCATCTTCTGCTGATGGTCAGTAGTTTGCTTAGGTCCCCGTTCCTTCATCCACTGAGGCATAAAACGAAAACCATACTTAGACTTAGCCAGAAGTTTAACTGACTCTCGTTCGGTACGACTAAGCATAACTACGAAACGGTCAGGACGGAAAAAGACAAGCCAAAAAGCATAGGCAGCAGCCAAAGTAGAGAAACCAATCTGTCGTGCTTTTAAAACAATGCTGTAGCGTTCCGACATCCAGACACGCATTGTTTCTATTTGTGCTTCACGCATTTCAAACTTTATACGCCCTCGTTCGGGGTGTTTAATATGCCAGTAGTTTTCACAGAAGTAAACGAACGCTTCTAGTTGTTCTTCTAGTGTGGCGTCGTCTGCCCCTCGGCATTTACGCCATTCTTTTTCATGTATTAATGATTGTAAATCCATAATATTCTTTTATGTCCAAAGGACTATCTATTGACTACGCAGGTCCTATATCTTCAACTAAAATAAGAGTTAGGTTGCCTGCGCCGCTACTAAATGTTGCGGCACTATTAGTTCCGTTAGTTTCAACAGTCATACATATAAAAGTTGATGATGTTGTTCCAAGTGTTGTTGTTGTTATGTAGGTTGTTTTTGCTGGTGAACCCCAATAGCCAACAGGCACAGCCGAATAAAGAACAGCATCTATAATATTGGTTGAGGTGGGGCTGCCTTCTCTAATTTTTATTTCTTGGTTATTGGTTGAAAGATGCTTAATAAAATAACCAACAGCCCAAGAAACGCGATAAACACGACCCGCTACTGGAGTGAAGTTTGATGTTCTAACAAATTCAACTGGTGTTGTGTCTGTTGGTGTTGTGTGTGCTCCCGACGAGCGAACCCCAGCCACAATACCCCAAGGAACATTCCAAGGTTTAGAAGCCATCGTTGCAATCTGTGTCGTGTTGGTACCAGCCGATGCTGTAGGTGCTGTAGGTGTACCCGTGAACGCAGGGCTATTAGCCGACACATAGTTCACTACCCAAGCAGTACCGTTCCATACATATTCAATGTCGGTGTCGGTTTCGTAGATGTGTTGACCTTCATACGGGGCTGTAGGGCGTGTCGTGGATGTGCATACACCCGTGCGTAACCCAGTTGAATTATTACTAATAGCCATTATGCCGCCTCATAAACAATAGAGCCACGAAAAGTAGCACCATCAGCAAGAGATGTACCATTGGCATAATTCAACATGGCTGCGGTGCTTAAATTTGGTGAAAAGAAAACTTGAATTAAATTACCAGAAACTGCTTGCTCCCTAGCAGAGCCAATAACGGTGTCTGTCAACATATTGCTACTGGCGGTGATGGGCAAACTCATTCTCAACTGACCTGATGCAGTTCCTTTTGTTGTTATTGCAATACTGAAATAAACATAAACGGTTTTATTTACTTCAATATATCTTGCTGATACTGCACCTACTGTTGTTATTGTTCCAGATGAACTTGTGATTGTTGGTGAGTAACTTGTCCATGCGGTTGCATTTCCTGTTGGTACCCATGCAGTGCCGTTCCAAACCAACACAGCATCCGTGTCTTTTTGGTAGATGACTTGACCCTCGTAAGGACTGGCAGGACGGTTGGCGGTGTTTTCAATAACACCCGCCTTAATTAAAGAACTAGCACCGATTTGCTGTGAAATACCCATTATAACTCCGCACTTGCTTCGTAATGAAAAGCGTAAAAACGCCCACTTGCCAACTGTTGATTACCATTAATTACATAACCAGTTGTTCCTATAAACATATGCGCAATAGCCCTCGGAGTTATAAGTGTTCTAGGGTTTTCAGTAAATTCAGTTACTTTATTCCAGTCACCATTAGAAGTACCAAAAGTTCGTATTGATGGTATAGCCCTTTTATTTACCTTAAATCTAACACTTCCACCATCTAAAGCATTTGCGTTTGAACATCCAGAATACAAAGCACCTACTTCGGTTACTGTTGTTGGGGCTGTTCCTAAATCGTATGAAGTTTCATAATATCGTTGACACAGTTCTAGTTCTGTACCTATAGGTCGTTGTTCAAACGGGGTTGGTTGAAGATTCTGTTCCAACTGCACACCCGTAAAATAAGTGTTTGAAGCACCTGCTGAACGACCAACAAGAACCTGTAAACCATTAGTAACATTGGCAGGCAAAGCCACGGTCAATGTGTATCTTGTCCACGATGAAGAAACAGTAGTGGCAATAGTCGTACTACTAATAGTGGTTAGCGAAGCAAAGTTGTCAACTGCTGATGGATAGTAAAAGTTAACAAACAACGATGTTGAACCAGAAACACTTTTAGCCCAAATGGAAAAAGTTACCGTTTGACTAGCAAGACGAGCAGAGTTTGCTGCCTCAATTTTTTGAGCAAAACTTGGGTCACTACCACTTACCCCTAATGAATATCTAAACCCAGCAGGGACATCTGTTTGTTGTGTAAAAGTGGTTGTGTTTCCAGTATGTACCCATCTGTCTGCGTTGGTTATAACACCATTGCCTGGAGCAATAGAGCCAGTACCTCGTTGCCACACATCAAACCCGCCGTTAATCAGGACATTGCGGAACCCTAAGCCCGCAGGCAACAACGCAGACGAACCAAGCGCAGAAGAAACACCCATTAGAGAGTCTTGTCCCAACCAATAACAGTAATATTAACAGCACTAGCAAAGTCGGAATAACCCCACAACCTATCGCCAGCGTTCAACACAACAGCCGTATCCAAAATAATTGTGTCATACCCAGCAATAGGTAGCGCATGCATAAAACGACTAGAGGTTCCACCCGTTACCGTATTGCCAATACCCAAATAAACCAGTCTGTCCGTGCCACTAGTGTTACACAGCATAACTTGTTTAATAACCCACGCATGACCTGCTGCAACAACCGCAGACCCAAGGGCTGCGTCTGTTGCTGTTAACGCTGTTGGGTCAACCAGTCGTGTTTCTACTCTGTCGCCACTTGCCATATTAGACTCCTACATCCATTAAAATAATCGCACTAAACTTACTGTCATTCATCGGGTCGGACGATGCAACCGTGTTTTTCCACAAACCCGTTGCAGCGTTATAAACCAAAGCATCCTTGTCCTGAGGGCTAGTGATTAAAACATTATGGACTTCATTTAATTCAAAACCATTTTGAACATGGACAAAAATCTCACCAACAGTAGCACTAACTCTAGTTATAACACCAATATAAACCAAATGGGCAGGGGCAACAGGTTTATTTGCTAAACCAAATATCAAGTTGCCAGCCGTACCTAGCCAAACAGGGTCACCAGCGGCACCCGCACTGGTATCTAAACCAGACAGCAAACCTTCAGTTACAACATTAGCAAAACCATTTAAAGCAACAGTTGCATCAATCAACCCCATGGTCTTAGATGAACCAACCTCTGTGGCGTTAGTTGCTTTAGTAACAACCATGTTAGTACCACTGGTAGATGACACATAAATTGCCTGTCCTTTAGTGATTGCTTCGCCAGCCTTAACTTCGTGTTTAAGAACCGAAGTGTATGCAGCAACAGGAACAGTAGAAACCCACTGGGTATTATAATCAGTAGAGTCAATTTTAGAAAGAATTTGTCCAGCAGTACCACCAACAGCAACACCAGCCCCAGCAGCACCTGTCGCTCCCGTAGCGCCAGTCGCTCCAGTGTTTCCCTGAATACCTTGAGCGCCAGTAGCGCCAGTAGCACCAACATCACCTCTAGGAATGGTGAAGTTAAACACGGCAGCACTAGAAGTTCCCGCATTTGTTACAGAAGCAGTAGTCCCTGCAGCACCCGTGGTAGTGGTACCAGCAGCAACCGTGGCTGCAGTACCAGTAGCACCCGTAGAACCAGTTGCACCAGTATCTCCCCTAGGAATGGCAAAGTTAAATATTGCTGCACCGCTAGTACCAGAGTTGGTTACAGCAGCAGAACTACCAGCAGCGCCAGTGGTTGTAGTTCCTGCTGCAATAGTTGCTGCAGTTCCCGTAGCGCCAGTATTACCTGTAATGCCTTGGATTCCCTGTATGCCTTGAGGACCTGTAGCCCCAGTCGCCCCAGTGGCACCTGTAGCGCCCGTAGCGCCCGTCACTCCTTGAGGCACGGTGAAGTTGAAGGTAGCAGCACTGGAAGTTCCAGAGTTTGTTACAACAGCACTAGAACCCGCAGCACCTGTTGTTGTTGTTCCAACAGCAATGGTGGCTGCGGTACCTGTTGCGCCGACAACTCCTTGTGGGATAGCAAAATTTAATATAGCAGCGCCAGAAGTTCCAATGTTGCTTACTTGCGCCGAAGTACCCGCCGCACCTGTAGTAGTCGTTCCGACAGCAATAGTAGCAGCAGTACCTGTGGCACCCGTTGCTCCCGTGGCTCCAGTTGCTCCGACTGGTCCAATGTTGGCGGAGGCGACAATGGTTACAACACCAGAAGTTACGACACCAACAGTAGCGGTACCTAACTTGACAGTATAATTGGTAGTTGTAGCCACTAGGTTACAGTCTGGTTACATCAGGCAAAATGGTACATTTGCCAGAAAGAATAGTAGTAACAACACCACTTTCAGTGCGTTGCAAGTCCCAAAAAGCGGCACCAGCAACCAACGGTGCAGAGTTGGCAGCGGACAAAGTGGAAGTAACAACACCACCAACAGCGTCGGTCACAGCACAAGTAAATGAAGCGGCGATGGTGGCGGTATCATACTGATACCTGATTTGGCTTGCAAAAGTAGAACCAGTTAAGTTAATGGCGGTTCCGTCAGCGTTTTGTAAAGTAAACACAAAAACCTCGGTATCACCACGAGTAATTTTAATATTTTGAGTTGCAGGAACCATACTAATGCCTAATCTGTTCTAAAGTAATTCATACGGTGAACCTTTACAGGTTCTTCTTCAAACCAACATTCAGGGCACTCCCTGAAAGAGTTAGGAAATTCACACCCACACTCAGGGCATTCAGTCTGAGGTTCCACTGGATTCCAACCTAGCAACCTGTTCCGCACTAGCCAAACTAGCAATCAACTCATCTAGGTCTTTATCGGAAATTTCATTAAGAGACTGAGTGTGAGTAATATTCACCTGTTGAGGAGCCAACTTGTTCGTAGCCTGAAGATACAACTGAGCCGCTTTGTTGTCCCCACCGAGCGCACGCTGGTATATGGTGTCCATGAGTTTCTGGGTGCGCTCAGGGCTACCTTGCAAATCCTCTACCCGTTTCTGCCATTCTTGTTTAAAGTACGGTTTCTTCTGCCAACGGCGTAATGTTGCACTGTCCACGCCTTCTTGTTTAGCGTAGGCTTCTTGTGTGGGTGGTTGCCTCATGGGGCTAGGGACTACTAGCCAGTTCAGGTATTTTTCTTGGCGTTCATCAATATGACTGGATTCCATACAAATAGTGGTATTGTTCCTTGACCACGGAGCGTGGTTATTTAACCACTCTCTGCTAGGGAACAACGGGGGGG